CTCGCTTTGTCGTTGAGTGCATCCCGCCCGAACAGTTCCTGATCGACAACGAAGCCACGAGCTTTGATGACTGCATCTATGCGGGTCGTCGCAAGTTGGCGACGATTTCAGAGCTTGTGGCGATGGGTTATCCGCGTGACATCATCGAACAGAACGCCGGTACTGGCGGCTTTGAGATGAACAACGAGGTCATTACCCGTAATCCGGCTGACCAGTCGTTCTTCGGCCTTGCTCTGGGCAATGATGAGACGACCGACAAGGTTTTCTACGTCGAATCGTATATCCGCTGCGACACAGATGGGGACGGTATTGCCGAGCTTCACAAGGTCTGCACTGTTGGCAACGGAGCCTACATCCTGCATGACGAGATCGTTCAGGATATTCCGTTTGCGATCCTTGCGCCAGACCCAACTCCCCACACGATCTTCGGGCAGTCCATAGCCGATCAGACGATGGACCTCCAGCTTATCAAGTCGTCCATTATGCGTAATACGCTGGACAGCTTGGCCCAGTCGATCCACCCCCGTACCGGCTTTGTCGAGGGGCAGGTCAACATCGATGATCTCATGAACAATGAGACGGGTGCTCTGATCCGTATGCGTTCGCCTGGGGCTATCGTGCCCTTCTCGACCCCGTTTGTGGGCGCACAGGCGCTCGGCGTCATGTCCTACATGGACGAGATCAAGACCCAGAGGACAGGAATCTCGCGTACCTCTCAGGGTCTTGATGCTGATGTCCTCCAGTCCACGACCCGTGCGGCTGTTCAGGCTCAGTTGTCGGCCTCTCAGGACCGCATTGAGATGATCGCCCGTATCTTTGCCGATGGCCTTAAAAGGTGCTTTCAAGGGCTCCTTAAACTGGTCTCGATGCACCAAGATAAGGCAAAAGTTATCCGTCTTCGTGGCAAGTTCGTCCCGATTGACCCTCGTGGCTGGGATTCGTCCATGGACATGGTCGTCAACATCGCCCTTGGGCGTGGTTCTGACGAGCAGAAGATGATGTTCCTGACCCAGTTGGCTCAGAAGCAGGAACAGGTCATCGAGAAGTACGGCCCGTACAATCCTCTGGTGTCGCTGGAGCAGTATCGCGCCACTCTGGCTCAGATCATCCAGCTCTCTGGCTTCCAAGACCCGTCTCAGTTCGTCCAAGAGGTCACGCCAGAGGCTGTCCAACAGTTCATGCAGCAGATGTCGGGTAACAAGACGCCTGACCCTGCTGAGATGCTGGCACAGGTCGAGGCTGACAAGACAAAGGCCGACATCATCATCAATGCTGCGAAGCAAGAGCTTGATCGTCAGAAGGCCATTGCCGATGCCGACCTCAAGCGCGATCAGTTGATGGCCGACTTCATGCTTCGTGCTTATGAGATACAGGCCAAGTACGGAACACAGGTTGATGTTGCGATGATTAAGGCTGAACTCGACCGTCAACGTGCGGAGCTTCAGACCACATTCGCCGCATCTTCCGCACCGATGGGGATGTAATGTCGCATTTTGAACAGGAAGACCTCTGGCGATCAGCCAGGGGCTTTGCCGAGGATAGGGTTCTGGCTGTTTTGTTCGAGCGCATGACTGAGAAGTACACCCAGTCATGGGCAGCCTCTGCCCCAGATGACGAGAAAACAAGGAATGACTCTTACTTCATGGTGAGAGCCATAGCTTCACTCAAGACCGAGCTAACTGCCTTGGCGGCAGAGCCGGAAGTAGTGAAGTTTAACAGCCGCTTGAAGCGGAAGTAATAAAGGGGTAATACTATGAATACTGCCGAACAATCGCAGCCAAGCGAACTCGGTCAAGCAAGTATTGATTCTCGTATTTCGGCTTTTCTGGACGGACCTCCGCAACCAGCGCCGAAAGAAGAGGTTAATACTGCCGAAGTCGAAGAGACAGAGGCGTCGGCTTATTCGTCCGAAGAGACTTTAGCAGATGACGGAGAGGCAACCGATCAGGTTCCGTCAGACGCCGAAGAGGGCGAAGAAGTCGAGGCTGTTGAAGATGGCAAGGACGCTGACACCGATCCTGATGCTCTCGTCACCGTCAAGATTGACGGCAAGGTCGAGAAGATCACGGTAAAGGAAGCAGCAGAAGGCTATCAAAGACAGGCCGATTACCAACGTAAGACGCAGGCCCTGGCTGAAGAGCGTAAAGCTGTTGAGTCGGTACGCCAGCAAACGGAAGCGGAACGGGCTTATTATGCACAAACCGTCTCCCAGCTTCGGAGCCAACTTGAGGGTCTCGCACCCCAAGAGCCTGACTGGAATAGACTGCATCAAGAAGACCCGATTAACTTCCCGATAATCGAGAAACAGTGGCGAGACTATAAGGCCAATCTTCAGGCAGTCCAGCAGGAAGAAGCCCGTCTCAAACAGATCGCTTATCAGGAAGAACAGTACAAGCTCCAGCAAGTTGTCGAAGAAGGACGCAAGTTCATCATCGAGAAAATGCCAGAGTGGAAAGATGAAGCGAAATGGAACTCTGCCCGTGGGCAGCTTCGCGAGTATGGCAAAACAATTGGCTATACGGATGAAGAGCTGGCTATGGCTTACGACCCTCGCGCCATCCTTGTACTTGAGAAGGCCCGTCGCTACGACGCACTTCAGGCAAATTCGCCCAAACCAACCCAAAAGGCGAGCCCGAAGCCGTTGAAGCAAGGAACTCCTGCTCAATCTCCGCGTCGTGATAACGATATTACGAAGGTGAAACAGCGTCTCAAATCGTCAGGCCACGTTAATGACGCGGCTGCACTCTTTGCAATGCTTGATAGGAGATAGCAAATGGCTTCGGTTACTAAGGCTTCAACCTACGACAACGTCAACGCGATCCGCGAAGACCTTGCCAACATCATCTACGACATCTCGCCCGTTGACACGCCCTTCATGTCCAACATTGGCCGTGACACTGCGTCCAACACCTACTTCGAGTGGCAGCAGGATTCGCTTGCCGCTGCGAACACTGCCAACGCAGCCATCGAAGGCGCAGCGGCTGGTGACATGGACTTCGTTGCTACCGTTCGCACGGCCAACTACACCCAGATCAGCACGGCAATCGTGTCTGTCTCGGGTACTGCCGATGCGACGAACAACGCAGGCATGCGCACTCTGATGGCTTACGAAACCGCGAAGAAGGCCAAAGAGCTGAAGCGCGATATGGAAGCCATTCTTACGTCGAACCAGGCTGGCGTTGCTGGCAACAACTCGACGGCTCGTAAGACCGCTGGTCTTCCGACTTGGCTCTGCAACAACTACCAGGCCAACGGTGCAACTGTTTCGGCTATGTCCGGCGCTTCTGGCAACGGCTATCCGAGCACAGCTTGGACCTCGCTCTCGACTTCGACGGACGTTGCTCTGACGGAGACGATGCTCAAGACTGCTATCCAGCAGGTTTGGGAAGACGGTGGCGACCCGAAGGTGTTCATGGTCAACGCCTACAACAAGACGGTTGCTTCTGCGTTCTCTGGCCTCGCCCAGCAGCGCATCAACTACACGACCGCTACGCCGCTCAAGATCATCGCGACGGCTGACGTTTACCTCGGTGACTTCGGTGAGGTGGCTATCGTCCCGAACCGCTTCCAGCCGGGTAACTTCGCGTTCGTTCTCGACCCTGAGTACGCTTCGGTCTCGTACCTCCGTCCGTTCCGCACCATCGACATCGCCAAGACCGGCGACTTCGATAAGAAGGAACTGGTTGTGGAATACGGCCTGCGTATCAAGAGCCAGAACGCTCACGCGGTCATTGCGAACCTCATCGCTTCGTAAGCAAAAAAAGGAGGGGCGGGTCTTCCCGTCCCTCCAACTTCTAGGGGAATAGAATGGCTGAAGAATACCTTCCCGGTTCGTTTGACCTGTCCTATGACTCGCACTCTGGAACGCTCCAGAAGATGCACATAACGAACGACCAGAAATTGATTTTCGAATCAACCGTACAGATTGACGATCTTGCAGAGCGCAACAAATTTGACCGAGATAATCTGTCTCGTAATGAAAAGCTGCCTGATGGCATGGTTCGTGTGGCTAGTCTTCCCATGCTGATCTACCAAGACCTCAAGAAACGTGGTATTCTGGACGACAAGGCCGCTCTCCGTAAGTGGCTTCAAACCGAAGAGGCCCGTCCCTTCAGGACGCACTGGGTGGCAAGCTGATGGCGACGATCACGAATTACGCAACTCTGCAAAGCACGGTTGCCGACTACCTGAATAGGCAGGACTTGTCTGCTTATATTCCTACGTTCATTCAGCTTGCTGAAGCTGACATGAATACGCGTCTTCGCACCCGTGAAATGATCGTCCGCGCTACGACCACCAATGATGATGAGTTTGTGCGCCTGCCTCTCGACTTCCTTGAGTCGATCAACCTCCAGTTGACGGACGGGCAGAGCCCTCTGCGCTTCGTCACGCTGGATGAGGCTGACATCATCAACAAGCGGCAGGGATATAATGCCCCTACCTTCTACTCGCTGATGAACGGTGCGATTGAGCTTGTGCCGCCTCCAGCTACGGGCGCTGACGTAGAGATCGAGATGGTGTACTACGGGAAAATCACGGCACTGTCTGACGGCAATACGTCGAACTGGTTGCTGCTCAAAGCGCCTGACGTTTACTTGTATGGCGCTCTTGTCCATGCTGCCCCGTTCCTGATGGACGACCAGCGCATTTCGGTTTTTGGCTCGTTCTACTCTCAGAGGATCGAGGCTTTGAACGACGAGTCGCAGAAGTCCCTGCATAGCGGCTCTCCTCTCGTTGCGAGAACCCGCAGGGTCTACTGAATAGGAGATAAT